TTGTGGCTTTGCACCTGTATTGCGTTGTTTGCGCCAACCTTATACAAAGACAGTTGTTCAGCCGGGGCCGGAGTCCCGATGCCCACGTTGCCGCCGCTGTCGATGCGGAGGCGTTCGGTGCTATTTGTTCCAAAACGTAGCGGGTGCGCCGCCGCCGTGTACAAGTGAGTGTCAGCTGTGTTTATCTGCAAGTAAGTGTTTTGAGTATTTGTAAACTGAACTGCACCACCGTGAACGTGTAGACGTTGACTAGGTGAACCACCAATGCCCACGTTGCCGTCTGTCAGCGTCATTATTGTTGTTGGGCTGTCAAAGCTATCGCCATTCTTTCTAACACGAAAGTCCAATGCTGCATCTGTGCTAGCACCACCAGAAGGTTGATAACACGCCATAAAAACTTGTTGTGAATTAACTGCCGAAGTGTTTGTTCCCGATAATTCTATACGTGCCTCAGAACTAGTGCCACCCGCACGAAACAATGTTAATACTTGGTCAACACTACTTCCTTGAATTGTTAATATATCACTAGGCGAAGTCGTCCCCAGCCCTAATCGCTGTGTGGACGCATCCCAGAACAGCCCCTGCGTTACGCCTGTGCTGTCGTAGAAGCTGATGTCGCCGTTGCTGTTAATGCGGAATCTTGGTGTGGTTCCATTCCTGAACAAGTGTGCGCCATTTTGCGGGTGAGACTCACCATACATAATTTGGTTTGCGCCAGTATTAAAAGCCGCACCCCCGCCAACACTAAGTGTTCCAGTAGAGTCATAATTAGAAATGGTAGGAACTTGTATGTTATCAGCCGTCACAGTGCCAGTGACATCCACGCCGCTGCTGGTGGTGGTCAGACGAGACGTGCCGTTATGGTACAAATCCATTGCGCCAGTGGATGAATTTGTAGTTATGAAGTCAATGCTGTCTCCCAGATTGCGAACTGCAAAATTCGTCGCAATTACCCGCAAATCTCCAGTGCCACCATCGCGGATATAGCTGTGATTTGTATCATGATAAATCTGAAGGTCAGAATCAGCACCAAACACGGCCTTGTCGTTGTCACCGAAGTTCAGGTCAGCAGAGGTTGTACCACCGTCGAAGGTGACCGTCCCGGTTACGTCGATGCCGGAAGAGGTGGTGGCGATTTTCTTGTCGTTGTCGTAATAAAGCGCAGCCTCGCCATCTGCTACAAAATCACCTGCAACTTCACCTGTGTATTTCTGAATGATGGTTCTGTTGCTGCGGATTAAGAGGTTTCCTGTACCAGAATCATCAATAAAACTGTTGCTGCCATCATGATAAATCTGCAAGTCAGACCCAGCACCGAACTTTGCCTTAACGCTATCACTGAACAACAAATCCCCCGATGTCTTGGTATCCGCCGCATCGCTACGAAGGAATTGTGTGCTGTCAAGGCTGTCAAGTTGGTCTGCGTTAGAGGCTGTGCCTGTCAATGCAGCAGTAATGGTGCCAGCAGAAAAATCGCCACTTGCATCACGGGCAACAATGGTGCTTGCCGTGTTTGCATCAGTGGCATTGGATGTGACTGTGAATGTTGCGCCTTCAGCACTGGCTGAACCAGACAAACCTACACCGCTTACTGCACCAGTAGCAATGTAGTTGCCTGTTGTGTCAGTACCAAGAGCAATACCATTAGCAGTATTAAAACCACTAACGGCAATATTTGCCTTTGTAAGTTTTCGTTGTGTACCAGCAGTGTCTACAACTACAAAGTAATCACCATCACCATCAGTTGTAGATGTAGTTAGTTCATTTAGATTAAGTGAAATTGTAGGTGTTGCACCTTCAGATGATGCGCTGCCATCAAGTCCTGCACTTGTTGCAATAGTAGCAACATAGTTGCCTGATGTTTTGGTGCCAAGTGTTACAGCGTCGTTATTAATCTTTGCCGTAGTGACAGCACTGTCAGCAATACCGCCTGTGTCAATCTGTGGACCTTCGCCTGTCGTACCATCATGGCTGTGTCCAGTAGAATTGTTAAATGCTGCCTGAATTGCATCAAACTCGCCATCAAGATCAGAGGCGTTAATGACGTTGCCGTCTGCAATATTGTTGGCGGCATCATTTCTTACATAACCCGTTCCCATTTATACGTTCTCCAAAACCTTATTACTCTTTTGCATATTCTCTGTTGCTGTAAGAATTTGCAAGTTCCACGGAACATGTAGGCCACATACATTATTTCCATTAAGGGGAATTATGTGGTCAACATGGTGTTTAGTATTTGTTGATTTAGTCATGTATTGGGCTTCCGTGTATATGCTTCTCATTTGCTCTACCAGTTTATTGTTTAGCAAATTTTTAGATGCTTTCTTTAAAAAATATCTTCTTTTTTCATATTCTGCTCGTTTAGCTTTGTTTTCAGGCTTACTACGATATAACTTGCGGCGGTTTTTTGTTTTTTCTTTTACTTCTGGTGTTTCTCTATATTCTTTTTGTTGTTGTAAATACCGTTCTCTATTATTTTCTTTCCATGCTTTTTGCCATTTATAATTATATTTTTTTGCTTTTTCAGTATGGGGAGAAAGCATACCTATCTCCTAGCGTTAGTCGTAAACTGCAACGTGGCAGCGTCAATCGTAAATACAGCGTCAGTGTTTGTACCTGTTGTTTCGTATAGAATTGACACTGTAAATCCTGAACCTACTGTTTGAACATCATATATGGCTTTTTGTTTAACACCAAACAAAGACGTGCCATAAATACCAGAACCGTATGTAATGGATGCAGCTGCATCACTTGAAAGTATTGAGTCTGGCTGAACTGAACCCGGCTGGTCAAAGTCAAACTTGAGTGAGAACTCAAGATCAAAGTCGCCATTTACATCCAGATACGTAGTTCCCTTGTAAATTGTCTTCCGCACATTTGGGTCACCTAGCGGAATAAAAGGTGTGGCAAAAGTTGCCGGAATGTCTACTCCATCAAACGAGTTGCCCTGCTCCATCTGATACACGTATCCATCTGCATTGGCAAAGTAGATACGTTCTGCAAACCCGTCATACTCACTGTACGTTACGTAGGCATTGATGCCCCGCATGTCGTTGAAGGCAATGCCCTCTTGTAGCTGCGTAGCACCGATACCCTTTGCCGCAGCGTTTGTGTACGTTGCATTGTACCCGAACAGTCGATACTGACTTTTTTCACGAATGACTGTACTGGTAAATCCACCGGGGCTACTCGTAACCAAGTCAAGTATCTCAACCTGAATGGTTTTGGATATTGCAGCAAGACTGAAGTCACCGATACGATCTGTTGCAGAAAAGAGGCGCAGTCCATCTGGACCAAGAAAGATTACATCGCCGCCAATTTCCTGAATTGTATCTTCTGCCACACATCCTAAGTCACGGGACACAGGCTGTAGTGTAAAGTCTGCTACACTGTTGCCATTCAGAACATTAATACTGCTTTCACTAAATACGATAAGCTGTTCACGGAAAACAATCAGACCTGTTATCGTATCAGCAACATTAATTATACCACCACCGTTAGCAATTGTAAAGTCATCATCTTCATATGGGGCAGAGAAAACAAGGTCTTTTCCGTTGGCAAGGAAGATGTGGTTCTTGAAATTAACAACTTGACTTGCCCCAGAGGTGTCGGCGGGCAACGATGTTAGCTGCTCAAAGGTTGTCCCGTCAAATCGAAACGGCTTACCCGTTGCGTCCACAACCATCAGCTTTTCCGTTCCATCGAAGTCATACTTCAGGAAACGAACCTTACCAGACCCACCCAGTGTAATCCCACTGCTGCTAAAAGTAACATTGTCTGTAATCTGGGTCCAACCGGAACCGGATGAACGGAACAGGTCATCTCCCCGGGCCGCATACACATTACCATCATAGCGGACAATCCCACGAACGTTTCCGGTATTGGATAGCGCAGCACTGTCGAATTTCTCGTAACCTTCCACGCGGCGATATCCACCGAACACAGACGGTTCAAAGTTGCGGAGAATCCGGGCAGAACCGGGGGCCTGTATCCCTTGCTGAAACGGGGAAAGGTTTGTAATCAAGCCACCTTTGAACTCAAAGGCGTATGTCTGCCAACGATCTGGCATCTAGATAGCCCTCGCATACACGTTTTCATTTACAAGAAGAGTCCGCATGTGCTTGGTTCCCTGCTCAAACTTACGAAGGGCCAGACTTGCAGACTCAAGGTTGTCGCGGAACATATAGGCATGATACATAGCCCCATCGACTATGACATGCTTGAAACGGTAGGGTATTGTCGGAACGTCATCATAGGTGTTCAGGTCTGCCGGGAACATGAAATATTCGTATTCGGCAGTGTAGGCTTTGTCCGGCATCGGAGCAAAGATGATGTCTCCGTCTTGGGACCGAACAACATATTCGGGAACAGTCCCGTTGGTTGTATCTGTTTCGTATTCCTGATCGATGTAGCGGTCGATATATTCATCGTAGGACATCTGTTTCAGGTGCAGAGCAGATCCCACACCTAGCGTGGTATTGCGCTGGATGCGGACAGTATCAAAATCAACATACTTGGCGTTCTCTGGTAGCGGGTAACGGAGTTCCCCAGCAGTCATGGTAATATCATCTGTGTTGTGATTGAAAGGCCAGTTGAAGTGCATCTGGTTGATATCACGGATTGCACTGTTGATGCTGTCTTTGATTTGAGAGTAGAATCCAGTCGAAGATGAAAAGTTAGAGGAAGTCAACTCCGGTTCATTCAGGCGGCGACACACCTCGTTGGATAATTCAAGGTAATTATATGCCATCAGTTTTTCTCCACTACACGGATGCGAACCTCTTGTTCAATCACAGTTGAATCACTGGCAGTCATCCGGCACACAATTTTGTAGGTCGTAAATGCTGTGCCGCTACCCAGATAAATTGTAGCAACAGTAGTAGTGTTGGTATTGCTAACGTGTTGCAAGCCGTTTACTGTTTCGCCGGAAGACCATGTTTGCAACACACCATCTGCATCGTAGATTTTCCAAACGATGCTGGAAATCGTGTCACCGTCAAGGGCTTCTGTCCAGTTGATTGAGTAGTCTAGCTGATCATCGGGATCTTTATCAGGCCATTTGAGAGACATTACGCAGCCCTTCTATTTTGAGATGTTTGAGTAGGCAGGACATACACAGTTCGTTCTTCACTATGCGTGGATGCCGCAGCCCGTCTATTCTGGGAAGTCTGATGAGGCAGAACATATGCAGTTCGTTCTCTACTATATGCGGATGCTGCAGCCCCAGTATCTACTTGATAGATGCTAAAGGTCGGAGCCGATACGTATACCATGCGCCTTCTGTCAAAAGCGGAAGCTGCTGCACCCGTGTCTACTTGGTAAAGCTGGAAGGTAGCGGCAGATACGTAGGCTGTTCTCTTACGATTATAGGCAGAAGCAACAAATACCGTGATAGCATCTGACGGAGCCGGGAGATTAATAGTTGTAGTTCCCACAACTCCCGTTACTTTTTCAGCTACATGAAGGGTGAGAGATCCAACAAAACTAGATGCACTTACACTTAGTAGCGATTCAGTTGTTTTTGCCTCTATGCTACCTAGTGCGGTTGTTCCTTGAACGCCTGTAATACTTACGGAGAAACTGACGACAGGTTGGACTGTTCCAACGGAACCCGTAGCAGATACGCTTGCTAGTTTTTCAGTAGGTTGATCTTCTACCGTATTTACAAATCCAGTAGCGGATACCCCTGTTACAGAAACCGTAATATTTGACTGAATTGTGCCTATACTTCCGGTAGCGGATACACCAGAAATTCCTGCTCCGGTATTTTCTGTAACTGTGTTGACGCTTCCTGTAGCAGATACGCCAGCAATCTTTTCTGAGATATTTACAGTTACTGTGTTTGCAGAGCCTGTAGCAGATACACTATCGAGTGCCTCGTCTACCTGTGGTTCAACTGTTCCAATAGAACCTGTAGCACTTACACTACCAAGAGATTCTGTGATATTTACAGTGAGTGTGCCTACTGTGCCTGTTGCGCTGACGCTGGTAAGACGTTCAGAGATATCAATCTCAAATCCATTGATAGCAACTGATTCAACTAAACCAGTAGCACTGACTCCTGCTAGTGCAACTTCAGGTGCTACAACTCCGTATAGGGGAGAGCCATATACACCAGTTCCATAGAGTGCATCAGAGGAATCGTAGAACGCCATGTTCTAATCCTTACGCAATACGGATTACAGCGTTGGATGCGTCAGCAGCAGGAAATTCAATAGTCAAGTCACCAGCAGTAGCAGATACTGTGCCACCAAAATCGATGACAGCAATCGCTTTGTTACCCTGTGAGGAATTGTAGATGATACAGCCATCAGCAGAAACAGTTACGTTACTGAATACTTCATCGGTAAAATCAACGATAGCTGTGGAAGTGTCCAAAGAAATTGTCGCACCATCAAGGTTTTGGCCTCCCGCAGAATAACCAGTTCCTGATGCCTCATCAGAGTTACCTGTTACGTCAGAGTAGTTGGTTGTGCTGGCATTATATGTGCCAGTTGGAGTATCTTTAATCAGTGCCAGCTTAATAACATCCGTGTCAAGATCGTGAACGCCACCTAGCAATTCTTGCTTAAAGCTGTTGCACATTGCAGTTGTGATTGCCATAGGTTTTCTCCTTAGATTGGCAAGTTATAGAGAGGTTTCAAAAAACTCTTCTATGGATATTGATATGTGAACGGCACTATTCGCACTTGCAAGGCCGCGAATCTTGTCATCCTTGACAAGGAAAAGAGGGTAGTCTGTAATCTGAAGCAGCGAGTTAGGTTGCAACTCAACAGTTTCCGCAAGGGTATGATATGTTGTTGTTGCAGCTTCATACCAGTCCAGACTAAAAGTTACAGCGGAAGAGGACGCATTGTTGATATAGATGCTGTTCACGTCTGCTGTGAAACGGGCGGGAACGGTGTAGATATCCTGATTGGATGTCGTCAG